GGCGCGACCTCCTGGTGGCACCGGGACGAGATCCTCGCCCTGCTGGATGTCGACGGCATCGAGGTCACGCTGGCGCCGCATCCACGACACCACCCGCAGCGCCGGGCGACGTTCAGCGAGTACCTGTCGGCGGACGTCGCCGTCGTCGACGGCGGGTCGACGATCTACGAGGCGCTGGCGCTGGGCATCCCCGTGGTGCTCACCACGTGGCTGACCGCCCACCGCAACCTCACCCGGATGGGCGGGCAGCTGATCGAGGCCCGGGTGTACCGGGACCGGATCGGCTACCACGTCGACCGGCCCGAGGACCTCGTCGAGGCCGTCGCGAAGGCCGCCGTCGGCGGGGTCAAGCCCAAGGACCGGGCGCTCATCGACGACGTGCTGCCGCCGAAGCTGCGCGGCCGATCGGGGCAGCGGTTCGCCGAGTGGCTGCTGTCCCTGGAGGCGCGGTGACCGCCATGGTCCGGATCCGGCGATACCTGGTGATCGGACCCCACGCGGTCCTCGGCCGCCGAACCGGCGAGGACGTGTACCTCGCCGATCCGGCTCAGGCCGAGCGGCTGCTCCGCGCCGGGCACCTGGAACCCCTCGCGGCGCGCCGCATCAGTGTGTCTGTTCCCGACGAGCACACGACCGAGTGCAGAACCGGCCCCGACCGCGCCTCACCGCAGCTGGAATAGCGAGGAACGTGCGCCCGCACTGTTCGCAGGACCGCTCAACGGCTCGCGTCCGACCATGGTTCAGCGCGATGGTCGGCTCGCCACCCTCGATAAGTTCCGAGTCGCGCGATCTCCTCCGGTGAGCATTGCAGGGGTTGCAGCTCGGTACGAGATTGTCAGGTTCGTCGTTCGTCGGATCCCAATCGAGGTGATCCGCTATCAGCGCGTCCGCGGCGTACTGGTCCCCTATCGCCCACCGGACCGGCCTACCGCACCAATGACACGGGTGATGACCTGGGCCGATCGTCTCCCAGAGCACCAGCCGAGCTACTGCGACCTGTCCGCTCGGAGGTGCTATCGGATGGCCTCGCACTGTCCGCATCCGGTATGGGACCCCGTCCTTTCGGGGGCAGCGTTTGCTCTGCCAGTAGCACTCACGAGAACAGAAGGGCCGACCTCTCTGGGTGGGCGTGAACGTCTCTCGACAGTTCCTGCACTGGATCGGCTCCACGCCACCAACAGTACATGAGGAGGGCTCTTAGCCATGGGTAAAGTGGTGCTTCGGAACTGTTTCATCGAGGTCGACGGGGTGAACTTCTCGAGCCACGTCTCCTCGGTCACGGTCAATCTGTCGAAGGACGAGATCGACACCACAAACTTCGGCGGTGACGGCCGGGAACGCGCGCACGGCCTCAAGGACGACAGCTTCGAGCTGAACTTCCAGCAGGACTTCGACGCGGCGTCGGTCGACGCCACCCTCTACCCGCTGTGGGCCGACGAGGACGAGTTCGAGGTCGTCGTCCGCCCGACCTCGGCAGCGGTGTCGGCGACGAACCCCGAGTACTCCGGCACGTGCATCCTGCTGGAGTACCAGCCGCTGGCCGGGTCCGTCGGGGAGCTGTCGGAGACGTCGGTGACGTTCCCCGCGCAGCGCAGCGGCATCGTGAGGGCCACCACGGAGTCCTGATGGCCACGCACCGCCGCCGGAGCAGCCCCAGCCCATCCAGGGCTGGGGCTGGGGAAACCCTCGCGGTCGATGTCGGTGTGGGCCCGGAGATCAAGCGCGTCGCCGACGAACTCCGGGCCATCGACAAGAAACTGCCGACGAAGTTCCGGGCGCAGATGCGCAAGACCGCCGCGGCCGGGGTCAGGAGGGCAAAGACCGAGGCACGGTCAATGCCCGTGGCCGGCGTGCGGGGCGGCACGAGGAGCGCCCCGCACAAGCCGAAACAGCTACGGCGCATGGTCGCCAGGGGTGTCCGAGTCCGGGCATCATCCGGCGGCCGTTACGGCGTGGGACTGCGGATCGTCACCTCCATGCCCCTGCCGTCCCAGGCCATGCTTCCCCGCGGGCTGGACTCCTCAGACCCGGGTCATCCCAGCCGGAAGGGCTGGCGGCATCCGCTGTTCGGCGACACCGAGACGTGGGTCGACCAGCCGGGCGGTTCGTGGTTCCGGGCGCCGATCGCCGAGGAGCACGGGCCGATGGGCAAGGCCCTGATGGACCTGCTTGAGGCTGCCGCGGCCCAGGTCGCCGCGGCTGGCGTCGGGCCGGGCGCCGACTGAGACGCGGGGCCGGTCGGGAGCGTGGGTCCCCGGCTGGCCCCGCCCAACACCAGACCCACAACGACCCACGACAGGAGTGACCCACGATGACGCTGCTCACCCGCGACGAGATCCTGGCCGCCGACGACCTCACGACCGAGGACCACGAGGTCCCCGAGTGGGGTGGGACCGTGCGGATCCGGATGCTGACCGGCACCGAACGCGACGCGTTCGAGGCCTCCGTGACCCAGCAACGCGGCAAGTCCGTGCAGGCCAACCTGACCAACGTCCGTGCCCGGCTGGTGTCCCTGTGCATCATCGACGCCACCGGACGGCGCATGTTCTCCCGCGAGGACATCCCCGCGCTGGGCCGGAAGTCCGCCGCCGCCCTCGACCGCGTCTTCGACGCCTGCCGTCGGCTCAACCGCATCGGCGACGAGGACGTCGAGGAGCTCACCGAGGGTTTTCCCGGGACGGCGGCAACGGATGGCGAGCCTTCCTCCACCGACTAGCGCTGTCCCTCGGCTGCACCGTCACCGAACTGCTCGCCCGCACCACCTCGGCCGAACTCACCGAGTGGAAGGCCTACGAGCAGGCGTTCGGGCCCCTCGGTCCGCAGTGGCGTGACGAGGCCCTGGCCGGGATCCACGAGGAGCTGCAGCGGATCGCCTACACCCTCGAGATGGTCAACGTGAAGCCCATCGACCGGTCGAAGGTCCCCGAACCGGTCCGCTACCCGCGTCCGCACGAAGCACACCAGCAGCAGGTCGGAGCCGCTGACGTCGGGGGGTGATCGGTCATCGCCACGGTCACCTCCCTCGGGTTCAGCATCTTCACCCGGTACAACCCGAAGGGCACCAAGCAGGCGGTCAAGGACGTCGAGGGCGTCGCGAACAAGTTCAAGACCGCCGGGGACAAGATCGGCGCGACCGGGCGGTCGCTCACCATGGGGGTGACCACCCCGATCGCCGGTATCGGCGTCATGTCCCTCAAGGTCGCCGGCGACTTCGAGGCCTCCATGAACCGGGTCAAGGCGATCTCGGGGGCCACCGGCGAGGAGTTCACCGGCCTGCGGGACCTCGCGAAGGACATGGGCGCGAAGACCCAGTACTCCGCGTCACAGGCCGCCGAGGCCATGGGGTTCCTGGCCATGTCCGGCTTCAAGGTCAAGGACATCACCGAGGCCCTGCCCGGGGTCCTGAGTCTGGCCGCTGCCGGGCAACTGGAGCTTGCCGAGGCCGCGGACCTCGCCAGCAACATCCTGTCCGGCTACGGGCTCAAGGCCAAGGACCTGGGCCGCATCAACGACATCCTCGCGAAGACGTTCACCTCGACGAACACCGACCTGCGGATGCTCGGCGACTCCTTCAAGTACGCCGGCCCCGTCGCGTCCTCGGCCGGGCTGCAGTTCGAGGAGATCTCCGCCGCCATCGGCCTCATGGGCAACGCCGGGATCCAGGGCGAGATGGCTGGCACCGCGCTGCGCGGGGCGATCTCCCGGCTGCTCAAGCCCACCGATGCGGTGTCGTCGGCGCTGGACCGTCTCGGTGTCGAGGTCGTCGACTCCCACGGCCAGATGCTGCCGATGGTCGACATCGTCCGGCAGCTGGAGAAGGCCGGCGCGACCACCGCCGACATGATGGCGATCTTCGGGCTTGAGGCTGGCCCTGCGATGCAGGCGCTGGTGTCCCAGGGCTCCGGTGCCCTGGCCAACCTCACCCGCGAGCTGGAGAACTCCGGCGGGACCGCCGCCAAGATCGCGAAAACCCAGATGGAAGGGCTCAACGGCTCGGTCGACGAGCTGTCGTCTGCGTTCGAGGGCCTCATGATCGCCGTCGGGGATGCGGGGATCCTCGACTTCGCGACCGACTTGGTGAAGCGGGTCACCGCGCTCACTTCCGCGGCTGGGCAGGCCGACCCGGCGCTGCTGCGTACTGGTATCGCCGTGGCCGCGGTCGCCGCTGCAGTAGGCCCAGTGCTGGTCGCGCTCGGTCTGACAGCGAACGCCATCGGGCAGGTCGTCAGCGGGTTCGAGGCCACGGGCAAGGCCGTGAAGTGGGTGTCGACCCCGTTGACCAAACAGGTCGCGGCGTGGCGGGCGCAGGCCGCTGCGGTGAACACCTCCACCGCAGCGATGATCGTCCACAACACGTGGTCGAAGATCGTCCGGGTTTCGGCGATCGCGTGGACTGCCGCGCAGGCAGCGCTGAACTGGGCGCTCAAGGACAACCCGATCGGCGTCGTCATCACCGTTCTCGCGTTGCTCGTGGGCGCGATCATCCTGGCTTACCGAAACTCGGAGACCTTCCGGAAGATCGTCCAGGCCGCGTGGGCCGGGATCCAGGCCGCAGCGAAGTGGGCGTGGACGAAGGTCCTTCAGCCCGCCTTCCGGGGAATCACGAAGGCGATCACGGACTGGGTGGTGCCGGCGTTCCAGTGGCTGTGGTCCCGCGCGAAGACGGTGTGGGCCGGGGTCAGCAACGCGGTGAAGGTCTCGTGGGCGTTCCTGTCGCCGATCTTCGCCGCGCTGCGGCGCATCGTCGGCACCGTCCTCGCCGT